GCTCCCTTATTCTGATTCGCCACTTCAGGAGGCTGCGATGCGCTCGGAGTCGAACTCGGTGCGACGGTGTCGATATTAGAGTTGTAGCTGCAAGTGATTTTCCAGAAGTGCGGGTCGTCCATCTGGGAAGCTGTGCGCCCGATGCAAAAAGCTCGCTCGTACTTCGGATGCTGCGAGAACAATGCAGGAAGATTGAAACCGAAAAGATCAGGAACATCGTCGGTCACGTCGTCTGTCTGCACGATGAAACTGCGCACCAGCGAGACCTGGCGCTTCGAGTCATCAGATCCGGTGCGGCCTTCAAAAGTTTCATAAGTGTTGAGGACTGCCATGGGCGCTCCTTAGTTTATGTTAGCGACAATCATATTCGCCTGGTTCATAGTCGCCGCTGCGATCTGCTGCTGTAAAGCAGTCTGCGCCTGCTGCTGAGCGAAAGCCTGCTGCTGTAACCTCAAAAGTTTTTCTGCTGCGGTTTCGCCCTTCCCAGCGTTCTGAATCTTTAACAATTGCGAGAATGCCGCTGCCGATCCTTGCATCAGTGCTCCGGGGTTCTTCAGTTCTTCCATCGCTCCGACGCTGCGCTCGAGCTCCGCAGTGAGCTGCGCCGCACCCGCTGCGAAAAGGTCGGGGCGATCCGCAAGGGTCATTTTCAGCTCTTCCATTTTTCTGCGATAGGTTTCGAGCGGGCTTTCGATATTGGAAAGCTCGCGAATCCATGAGGGCATATTATCGCCACCCATAAAAGCATTAAGGCCTGCGAGGTCGGGAGGGTTTAGCGCATCGAACTGAGTCTGAATCGCTGCAATCGTGTTCCCGTATTCTTCGTTCGTGATCGTGCCAGCGCTGAGCTGTGAATCGAGAGCCTCAAAAGCTCCGGTTCTTAGCTTTTCCATAGCTGTCTCGAACTGCTCTGTCGATATCGCTCCGAGTGCCATCTGTCGCTGGAACATTGCAATCGCGCTGGCAGTTCCTCCGGAGAGCTGTTTAAGAAATGCTGAGTGTCCGACCGTTCCGTTCTCTAATCCTATTTCAAGATTATCGAACATATTAATCATGGAATTTGAAATCTGTGAAAGTGCCGTCGCCGTATTAAACTCGCCAGCTCCGACGGCTTTAAATGCGTCATTAAATTTCTTGACGAACTGGCCGACGAGATTTCCCGCAGCGTCAGATCCGGTGTTTCCTATAGCATCGTTAATCGCTTTAAATGCACCCTGCATTTTATCTTTAATCATCTCGGGATCGATCTGCGCTCCACCACCAGAGACTTTGCTATTAGCATAAAGACCACCCGTGACACCACCGATGATCGCACCAGGAAGAGCACCCACACCAGTGCTTAAGCCACCAGCTAGAGCTCCAGTTCCTGCTCCTGCAAAAACACCAGCTACGATTGCGCCGAATTTCTCGAGGCCTCCGACTGTTTTGATAATATTGTTTAAGATGTCGACTGCTGCAAACATTACAGATTGCATTGCAGTGATGACACCGTGAGCGAAACCTAAAACGACTGATCTTATATTGTCGATGCTTCCTGTCGCTACGTCTGCGCCTCCCATCGTCGTAAAGAAATTTACTAGACCTTCAAAAGCTTGGAATAGAACGTCGCGAACTACTGCGAAAACCATGCCGATATTCTTTATCGCTGGAATAAGTGAATCGAAGTTCATGCGAATGTTTTGAATAAAACCGATGACCCCATTCGAGAACCCTTTGAGGTCGAGCGCCTCCACAATCACGCCACCGAACTCGGTGAAGAAACCTTCGATCTCTCCTGCGAGTCGAGCGTAAATTCCTTTAAGCGTTCCTGCCATCGCTTCCGACTGTTTAATCACATCCGCATTATTACTCATCCCTGAGATCGCATTGAGCGCGTCCGCTGTGCCGACTCTCCCTTCTGCCAGCATTCTCATCGCTTCATTAGCGCTGATTGCTTTACCCTGCACCATCGACAATCTTTGCGCCAGTGCCTCGTAAACTGGGAGCCCCATCGATGCGAGAGCCTCGAAATCATCCTTGGAAGCTTGCCCCGTCCGGGTCATGTTTACGGCGACCTCGCCGAGCTTCCCAAATACGTCGGAAGCTCCAGATCCTGCGATGAGCGAAATGCGACCAAAGCTCTCGACCATCTGAGCTGCGTCTGATCCTGAGACACCAAGACCGAGGAATCCCGTCGCCAGTTTCCCGACGACTTCCTGGGCGATGCGTCCTTGATTAGCGATCCCATTCATGACACCACCAAGTCGATCTGCGCTCGCATCTCCTGCGAGACCTTTGATTCTTGTGAGGATCTCTTCGGTGTTTGCGAATGCGTCGACCGCGCGGTCGTAGATTTTGTACACACCATAAGAGGCTAGAGCGCCACTGATGAGCGTCACCGGGTTCATGATGAGACTAGTGACTTTAGAAAAGATGCTCGAGGCTGCGCTGCTGATTTTATTTTCGACGTAGTTTAAAAATGATGTTAGCTTTGATTTTGCCTGCGATTCCTTAGCGGCGACACCGCCACCCGCTTGAGCCTGGCCGCCCTGCGTCAAGAGCTTAAGCGCATCTGAACCGGACAGCGATCCCGATGCGATCCGCTTCATGACATCCGCAGTGCTGATCGCTTTCCCTTCGACCTTCGAGAGTTCTTTTGCGAGAGAGTCAAAAGCTTTTACGCCCATCGACTCCAGAGCCTGAATGTCTTTAAGAAGAACATTGTCTGACTCGCCGATTTTTCCGAGGATTCCTGCAAAAGCTTTCGACGCTTCGCCTGCATTTTTTGCGAACTTCCCGATTCCCTTACCGAACTTGTCGAGAGTGCTGGTGATCGTGTCCGCATCGAGGCCGAGCTTCTTTAAACTCACTGCGAATTTTAAAGCGTCGTCAGCTCCGAGCTTCGATGTCTTTGCAAATTTATGAAGCGCGTCGCCCATGATTCCAGCGACGTCATCATCGAAGTGCTTTGAGGCTTGCGAGGTGATCGCCTCGAGCCCTGCCATGTCTTCTTTTATTTTGTCGAGATTCGTGACGAAATCAGTGATCGACAGACCCATCGAAACGTTTAGCGATCCGATTGTTTTGGCCATGTCGTCACTCCTGTTTCTTAGTTCCCACCGCGCTCGCCCAGGCTTTTAGCGCAGCAAAGCTTTCGACTTTTTTATTTTCGCCGTACCAGTCCGGGAGGAAGTCTTTCACCTCGAGAGCTTTGGTCTCTGATCCTCTCCAGACGTTCGCAGTCGTCGAGCAGATCTGAGCGGCATGAATGTCGCCTCGATCTCCGTCGAGCGGTTCAATCGTCGAAAAGGCCTGCCACTCGGTGAGCTCTTGAGAATCGACTTCATCGAGAATCTCTCGAACTGTTTTCTTAAGATGCCCTGCGAGTCGGAATAAGAACCGACGCCCAGGGCGCTCTATTAGTTTTTTCTGGCGTCTTCGACTGCTCCACCGCTCATGCCATTATGGCGAGCGCAGGCGTCGAAAAGAGTCCCCACCAGAGGCGCAGGCATCTCTCCTACTGCGTCGACATCGGCATCGGAGAAAAGACGCTTTCCGGTTTCATCGGCGATTGATCGCACGACGAGCTTCGCTCTGATGTTCGTCAGATTTCCAGCTTTTGCTCCAGAGCTTATTTCACTTTCAAGCTGATCACGCTCGCGGGAGCTGATCACTCGAAGATAGACTTTGCCGCCGAGCTCGGGGATCTCGATCTCCCCGAGCTTATAGGCACTTCCTGCGCCTAATAACTTTTGCTTATCTAAAATGTGAAACTCCTTAATCAAAAGAATAGGTAATTTTTCCGACAGGTTTTACGCCGACAGTCGCTTTGACTGTGTTGTCTCCGGTGGCAATTCCGTCGACCTGGAACTTTGTTACAATGCCGTCGAAGCTTACGCTGGAGCTGTCAGCCAGAGTGATCGAGCAGGCTTTCGGCGCGCCGTAATCCTCTATAAAAGCGCTGATAGTGCTAAGCGCACCATTGCCGACGCCGACGATCGCAGTCGCTGACATTTCGCCACCATCGATAAGGCCTCCGGCATATTCCTTAGTTTTATCTGGACTAAGAAGATTAGTCACATCGACAGTGCCACGTGTGGCGCTGGGTGGTGTGATGTCGGTGACGCCCGTAAGTGTTGCGCCTCCGATGGTGATCGCTGTTCCTTGCGTGATTACTGCGGCCATAATTATGACTCCCTATAGATGATGGAAAAATCCAAACTCGAATGATAAAACACGGTGTCCGAGCCTTCATAGAACTCGGGTTGATCCTGCTCATCATCCACACTGACGCCGAGAACGGTAACCCCGGAAGAGGTTCCGCGAAAGTTGTCCATCACCAGTCTCATCTGGTTTAAGATGGTTTCGACTTCCGATTGAGTTGTTGCTATGACATCGACCTGCATTCGCACTTCAGGAACTTTTGTGTTGCCCGTGTCGAGCGTTGCCGACCTTACGGTGCTGATTCTGTGATAAACGATGTAAGGCATCGTAGGCTTCTGGGGCGCTCGACCAGGATAAATGCGATTCCCCACAAGACCAAACATGGTAGCGTCGTCGATCAGTCGGGCGCGAAGGGCTTTAGAAGCACTCATAATGATCCCTCATCGATCGTGTCTTTTAATACCTTTGCAATCACGTCGAGGGCCTTAGCTTTATTCCCCTCCCATGCTCTTCGCAGAAATGGAAAAGGACGCGAACCGGGATGAAGTGAGCCTTGTGCTTTTCGAGAGACGTTTTTTCTCTTCAATAAAACATCGCTGGTGACGTCATTCTTTCCGATCGGATGTGGTGCTGTTCCGTACTCCACCAGATGCGCATACTTCGTAGGAATTTTTTCGACGCCTCCGATTTTCTGCCCTGCTCTTCTAGTCGCACCGATGACTGAGAAAGCGAACTGATTTCCCTTCCTGAGAACCACTTTTTCTTTTGAGCCGAGAGAGTCGTAAAGGATCGAATGCTTTCTCTTTACGATAGACTTTGCGTCGTTAATCACTAGAGACCCTGCATCTTTAAGGGCTTTCTTGAGGCCTGCTCTTTTTACTTTACTGTCAATGTGTTCCATGACTGTAAGCAGTCCTTTGAGTGCTGACGCATCAATTCTAATTTCTGCCCTGGGCATTAAGCACTCCTTTCGACAGCATCGATCTCAAGCTCCCATGAGCCCTCATCAATATTTCGAATGCTTACGATTTCGAGAATGCGATTTCCCATCGAGATGCGGTCTCCATGCTGAACGCCACCTTTAAACCTCATGCGAACTCGGTGAGAGATAGAGGCCTGACGAGCCATTCCCTGCTCTTGCTCTCTTCCTGAAAGAGGTCGAACACTCGCCCAGGTCGTGTGATAAGTCGACCAACTCCGAGTCACCTGCCCGTAGTCGTCGACAGTCGTGCTGTCATCACGCTGTAGACTTATTCTCTGGGTGAGTTCGCCAGCTTTGAGCATTAGTTCACGATTCCTCGAGAGAACATTTTGACGATGTTGTCCACCGCGTAAGGCGTCTCATAGCTTTGAACTTCGGAAGTCGTCTCGCGCTGGTTATACCAGTGAGCGACGAGCATTTTTAAAGCCTGCTTTAAAATCGCTGGAACTTGGTTCGCATTGCCACACCCTGCGACGTAAGTCACTACGATGGAGTTATAGTCGTCGAGGTAATCGGGCCACGATTCATCGTATGCAGGCATAACTCGCCCTGGGTTCGCTGTCGTGTCGACCTGATAAAGTTCGTCATCCCACGTTTGAAGTTCGCCATCTAGGTCGTAATATTGGATCGAGGTCACTGACTGAACTGGGCCTTCGAGATAAAGGATGCCGCTGTCAGGGAAATCGTCGATCGAAAGCGCAAGGGTCTGCGTCACCATTTTGTGGCTCGCCATCTGCTCGATCTGCTGACGTGCTGCGGTGATCAGCGTATTGATCAGAGCGTCGTCGTCGTTGCCATCGATGCGACTATGCAGTTTCATTTCTGCCAAGGTGATCGGTTCCGTCGCTGGAGGAGTGACGACTGTGAGCATTAGCGTTTCTCTTTTATTTTTTTGGAGGTTGCTTTCTCAGATTTGTTTTCTCGGGTTTCCGAGACCGGAGGAACGAGCGCTTCTTCAGCGCTCGCCCACCCGAGTCGGATGCAGTTTGCCGCTTCATCGAGCGGGAGGTCGTACACCAGATTTGCATCGTAGGTGAACGACAAGCCCGCCACAGAAGTATGAAATTTAATTTTCATTAGGCTGCTGCTAGTACCAAGTGCTTAATCGGATCAGTGCCTGCATCGAGGATTCTTCCGTCGTGACGACTGAAGCCCACGAAGCCTACTTGGTGATAATCAGCGTATCTTTCTTCAAGGCGCAAGAGTGTGAAGTCCTGCACATCTCGGATGATATACTTGGAAAAATCACCGTAGTAGATAGCCTTGGCGCTAGCTGCGATCGTTGCGCAATCTTGATTAATCACGACTGGCGAACCGAGCAGAGTACCAGGAGAAGACGCAGAAATGTCCGGTTGGAATATCGGACGATTCTGAGAATCAAGCAGTTTCCTGATCGCTTTGAAAGTGCTGTCGTGCATCATGAATCGAGCGTTCGCACGATACGCAGGATCGACGCTGTGCTGCAATTCAACAAGTTCACCATAGGTGATCGCAGTCGCAGATGCAGCAGTAATGCCAGCACCCGAAGCAGAAATCCCTTGGGGCTTGCTAGAATTATCGCCAGTGGTGAAATGAGTGTTCAAGATGCGGGCGATGCGTTCGCCCAAAGCACCACCGATGAACGACTCTAGATCGATCGCAGAATCTTGCAAGAGTTCAGCAGAAACCCTAATGAGTTTCGATGAATACTTGTAAGCTTTTAGCGTGATCTGACCGAAGGTCATGTCCTGCTCTGCGACCTGAGTGTTTTCCGCAAGGATCGCACCCACGTTGCTGTGATCCGATACAGTAGGAATCGGAAGGTCATTTCCTTCAGCAGTTCGCAAAACAGTTGCGACTTCTCGCATCCCGCCGAAGGCCAGCAGGGAAGCTTCGAGCTGATTTAAAAAACCTTGTGGCACAGTAAAACCACCTGCGGTAGTAGTGCCAACGGACTGAGCGCGAGCTTCGGAAGCTGATCTCGGAGCTTTAGAGTTAAGCTTAAAGCTTAATCTGTTGTTGCCAAGTTCGAGCCCTGAGCGCTGAGCTGCTGCACGATGCTCATTAGTGATGCCGTTCACGCTGTGAAATCCGAGCCAGCCTCGGAGAGCCAAAGCTCGGTCAGCGGTGCTTTGACGATCGTTGAAGTCTCGCACAAACGCAGGAGCTTCGATCGGGGAAGACCTTCTCACTGCGGGCTTTTTGCTCTGAGCTTCCAAAGCAGAAAGCTTTTCGCTGCGAGCGCTGGCGGCTTCTTCGGGTGCGACTTCAGCGGGAACCATCATGGATTCCATTTCGCTGATTCGAACTTCGTGGTCATCGACCTGGGCGACAAGGTTATCGAAAGCGGTTTGCTCTTCGGGTGTGAGCTCTCGTTTTTCGGTAGTGCCTCGGGCGTGAATCGCTCGGGCTTCAGCAAGCTTTGCGGTGCGTTCTGCACGCAAGGTTTCGATTTCGTTCATTGATTTTCTTCCTAATATTTTGCGTATTAGGGATGTGCATCTGCTCCGGTGAGGAACATAAAAAAACGCACAAACCCCTAGTTCGGGATCTGTGCGTAAAGACTGCACTAGATTCGATGAAATGATTAAACCACGGATCTGCGAATCGTCAACACTCGCACCCAAAAAAAAGGGTGGAGGAATTCCCCCACCCTCGGAAATGTCAGAAAAAGTGATACGTTTTTCTTACTGTTGCCTGCGAAGTCTCAGCTCTCTAAATCGTCTAGCACTGGCGAGAGCGTCTCGGGTGTAGATCGAGAGCGACCTCACGGCGACTGTCGTGTCGGGGTAAGCGGGATAAGTGACGACCGAGACATCGTGGAGCTCGACGGCGAGGAGGGATCGCACTCTCTGCCCGTCGACGAGATCCCAAGCGTCTTCTGATGTCGTAAACGCAAAGCTCATCTGACTCACATCACCTCTCGCCATTACTGCCATGAGGTCGGCAGCATATTGCGTATCGGGAGGGTCGATCGTGACTTTGAGCCCGATCGCATCACTCTCGAGTCTGAGCGTACCTGAGACTGTGCGTCCAAGAATTAGACTAGGATTATGATCGATGAGTGCTCTCACATCAGGAGCAGAGTCAAGCGATCGCTGGAAAGCTCCTGGGCGAACGAACTCTCGAAAGCCTCCGAGATCCTCCGAGGATAAATCGTATTTCGCAGCATAGCCGACGATCTTTTGAGCAGCGGTGTCGACTCGGAGCTCGGCGCTAAATCGTCTTTCGATGTTATTAGTTATCATGATTAACTCCCTTCATGGTGGTGATTTTTTCGGAAACTGCTTCAGCGAGTTTCGATGCGGTCACTGATCCTGAAAAATCAAGCCAGACAGATCGGAACTGATCGAGATGACGCTGGACGTGCTTCTCGATATCGGCCTCGAGGCCGAACGCCTCAAGAACTGGGAAGTAAGCACTGACGACTCGACTTCGATGCTCACCGACGAAATGATCGATCTTTGCGAGAAATTCTCCCGGCTTATTAGCAAAGCGTTTTACTGCGTTGCACTCAATGCTCTGGAGTCTTTCGCCTGCATCGTCGAGGAGACGCAGAAGAATCGACTCATCGGATCGGGTCGGGGTGGTCGGATCTGGTTCGGGTGCTGGCGCTGCCACCAGACTGGG